TCTCGACTACGATTAGAACATCATATGTTCCCCAAGTGCTTCGGTCTTACAATCGCAAACTCTCTATCATGTGAAAACTATGTAAGTGCAGGCTCCATTCTGTTTTTCATCATTCTCTTGATATTACGTTTTTCAGCCTTAACGTGCTGTATTTCTGATCGTAGAAAAGCAATTTCCTGCTTGTCTCCAACATCAATGGCGTGTTGAAGCATACACTCATACTCTGTAATCGCTTCGTTGCAGTCGCAAATGTCTTGTTGTGTATAGTCTTTTTGATCTGGGACGCACAAGCAGTCCATGAATGTCAAGATAAAATTATCTCTTCTGTATGCTGCGTCTGTACTGTTCATATTAGTTCCTTTCTGATAGTTTTAATACTGTGCTAAGTAGCACATGATTCCACATTCCGGCATAATCTCCGTATCCATGTTCCCACGATTAGGATCAAGTTCATCGAGATATACCGGTCCATTTTTGTCTTTCAAAATTGAATGCCCAACTTCTCTTTCCAGCTTCGCCCGACTTTCGAATACTTCCGGGAAATCTTTTCTTATCCGATTCCAATATCCCATACCGCCCTTGACGCATCCGATACAGTTGTTGTTCGGATATCCAAGGTCATACATCAAAGGTCGGGCAAAACCAAAAGTCTGTTCAAACAATCCATGTACCTCTTCTTTCGAGAGGTTTCTGTCAATGAGTGGAAATTCGTGTGTAGCTTGCGGATTTGCTTCTATCGTCCTCTCTGCCCGGTTCTTTTCCTTAAGGTCGAATCCCCAGACATAGGTCAATTCACAATCTTTATGCTGTTCTTCCCACTCTTTTCTTACTCGTTTCTTTAGCCAGTTCGTGCAAGGTGCGAATCCATTCGCCGGACTTCTGAATCCTCCGAACGTCCTTACGCAATCCTCTACGCACCTGTACTCACTTGATTTCAGTATCTGGATTTCTTTTCCGATTGCTTTTTCGCAATCCTTAATAAATCTGATACTGTCCTCGTGTTGGTCTGCAATGTCAATGTAAATCCATTCGTCAACATCTCCTGCTAAATATCCAGCCATAAAACTTGATATTCCTGCACTTACCCAACATACTTTTAATTTTTTCATGACAACCACTTAACAGATTGCTCTGTGTCCGTGGATAAAGGAATCTGGCTTACCACTCTGATTTTTTATAACTTCGCCGAATATTTTACGAACCCATTATTCAATCAAACGCATTGTTCATCCTTTTTGTTCTCGCTATTAATCACACCGTTAGCGGTCAACCTTGGTCTACCAAGGCTTCTGTCATTACTCCTTTCTCATTCCATCTGTTTTTAAAATTTCATCTAAACAAGCATTCCAACCAAATCTATACGACGGGATAGGCTTACCTGGCTGCGGGTACTTCCCACACACTTCCATCTTCTCCGGCAGTTCCCGAAGTGGACACCAATCTGGTCTTTCGTATGTTTCAGAATCAACAATTCTTGATACTTCCATAGCCTGGCAACTGTCAATACTTGCATCCGCGTTACAATACAAAAAGTTGCAACCAAAACACGATTCCGGCATATCCATAACCAAAATTGCTTTAGCCATACCTCACACTCCTTCCGGTTTTTCACACCGCTCAAACGATATTACCCACACATAAGGATTCGCATCCCAACCGTAGCGGTCAATGTCGGATTTCTTAATGGTACTGTTCCAAAGAGTCGAAAACGCATATCTTTTTTCTTCTCCATTCAACACATGAGGATATTCCACCTCTACACCCTCTCTGCTAATCTGCTCAGATGTCATATCCTGCAACCGCTCCACTCTCACATCCGTAACCTTAAGCCAGATACGCGCGGCTTCTTTTGGCATGTGGATGGATGGTTTCCACTTTGTAACATCGGCAATGTCATTTCTTTGCCAATCTTCGTAGTAATAGTATCCGTTCGGTGCCTTTTTCCATGTTTCTCTCACGTATATCGTCCGTGTGATATGGCGGATTCCATCGTTTGCTTAATTCTTCATCCTTTATATTTTCCGGAAGTTTATATTCTTCGCCCAAAAATTCGTGTGCTCCCTTGTTTGGATATGTCCATTTTCCTATACAACCCTTGTGGCTACCTGCATATGTATAACATAGCCTTGATTGTGGTTGCGGCTTTATCAAACGTCTGGTGCAGGTCTTCCGTCCGTCCAGAATTGCCCGAACCATCTCTGTATTGAATAAAATCGGCAATACCCTACTCATCCTCCGCTTCCTCCGTTTCTTTCTTCTGGCAGTAATACACAATCGGATTGCTCGCATCACAGTCGCAGTTATTCCATTCGATATCTTCTAATGCCCTCTCTTTTGCAATCTGAATGGCTTCCGCTTCTGTATCAGCTTCAATGTCATCATAGTCAATCGTTAATTGTAAACCTACGCCCGCATTCCACTTAGCCATCTACTCCACCTCCTTTTACAATCTTAATAGCCTTTTCATAGGCTATAAGCATTCCTAATTCCTTTGGTTTATCATTTATAATATCATCGAGTACCCTATTTACTGGTACAAGGCTTTTCAGCTTTTCCAACTGTTCCACAACCTTGTCCGGGTCATAGGCGATCGGCGTGCATTTTGCCGCCCGACATTCTTCCGGTGTGCCG